AACAACAATGTTATTGTTTTATGCAAGTCTACCAACACCATTTATATCAGCAGTATTAATGTCTTTTTCTGTACCATCACATTGGTTTGTTGTAGTTAAATCTTTAATACCAATACTAAATATAAAAATGCTAATAACAGCTAATTATGTATATAAAATAATGAAAGAAGTTAAAGATGAAACACGATATAAATAATTTAAAACAAAAATGGAAAAACTTTAAAATAAGAATAAAATTTGGTGTTTATGATGAAACAATAATAACAATAATATATTTATTAATACTTGGCTGTGTTAGTTATGCAACTCATCTTGTATTAAAATAAAAGAAAGGTAATTATGAACAATAATGGACTATTAGCACATCATACTGGTTTTCAATATAGAGACTACAGTAAAGATGAACAAAAAATGATTAAAAAGTTTCTCAAAACAAATAAAGTAACTATAATAAAAGACCCTAAATCACAACCTGCATCAAGAGTAAAATTCTCTAAATCTAAAAAATAGGATTATATAATGAACCAGCCTAGAACCATAACTATAAAAGAATTTATAAATACAGAAAATACATATTATATTAAATTAACAAAAAAAATATATGATACTTTAATTATTAATGGTGCTTATCCAAATGATAGTTATCCATATGAAGAATTAGTTAAATGTAATTATTATTATATATGGATAGAACAAAAAACTATACATTCAATTCAATCAGGAAAAGAATTATGGAAAAAATATGAACTTGTTGAATTAAAAGAATT